GATCACACCAATAAGCTGGTTCATTTCCTTTAGTGACAATAGTGTGGGCTAGACTTTTGATAACCCATAAATTAGAGAGTCTATCTTCCCATGCATCACCCCCACCTAGATAACCACTACCTTCACCAATATCTGGTAGATTCAAATACAATACCATACCAGCTTCTAAACCAGAGATTCCGTGTAGACGCACATTCAACATTTGATAATTCATCAAGTGCTCTGTTTGCATTAGACGTTGAAGTGCAATATTTGGACTTGGAATGGACCAGGGGAAAGTTATGTTACCATTCCTCTTATTAATGTTGGTTATTTTTCTTGAGGCTGAACTATCAAACATAATTCTACTTTCAGGAAAATCTGATATACGAGCTGGCTCTCCTTTAATATTAGTATCTGTTACACCATTTGTGGCATATACCGGTGTTTCAGAAACATAAGCATATTTTAATTTTTCTAATGATCTATGATAATTAGATTCAGTTATATTAAATGATTTTGTACTAGCTGAGTGTCTTATATGTCTTGCTGCCCATGTACCTTGACGAACAGGAAATAAAGTATCAGCGGGAGTGAGATAAGAATGTTGTATGGATGTAGTCATTAGTCCAAGGTAGCCAGGATTAGCCGGGGTTGATCCTATAGTGAAAAGCATATCTGGATCAAATACCTGTTGGGTAGATTTGAATTTATAGCCTTTGGTAGTTTCATAAAAATAAAAGTCAGTTACTTTATTACCTTTAAAAACTGAATTAGATGTAGCAGGCCCATCAAAACCGCCTGTTTGTTTCGTTTGAGCCTGAGCATTTCTTACAAGATAGTTAGTGATGGCCTGAAATGGCCGAACATTGGGCATTATTATGTGTCGTAATTCTTCTGTTTCCTGAATATCCATAGGTTTTATGGTTTTAATATGCTTTGTTAGTATATTTTTTATTAAACCCGAACAGGATCCTTGCATAGTTTCTGATATTCTAGTACGGTCACTTCTTACTTGCTCAGGAGAAATAACATGTAACTTGTAAGTAAGAGCTGTTTGAGAAGGAACTCCACTTGATGTCCGAAGTTCTTGCATATCTTCTATTTTATAAACTAGAAGAGGAGTTTGAGTAAAGTCTACAGGAAAATTAGATTCAGGTGTTCTAAATTTTAAATATAAAAGTTCTTGACCTAAAATAATACCATTTCTTACAAGATTCCAAGTATCTTGAATCTCAATCCAACCAGACACAGCGGTAGATTCCATACCTTCATATAGATAAATTCGCTGGATGAACTCACCTATTGGTTGTTCATTTGCAGGTTTGGCAAAGTGTAAAGTAGCATATTGAATTTCAAACATACCGGGAGGTATTTGTTTACCGGGTGAAGCTTGTAATTTTTCAATACGTCTTAAATCATCAATAATTTCAGCCATTATTAAGAACTCTTTTGTTGAACAAGTAGTTTGAATTCTCCAACGAATTGGTGAAGGTAGGAAGGTTTGAGTAGTCGAATTTTAGAGAGCTTATCTTGTTTTGTTTCTTCATAATCCATATTAGTAATAGCTGTTGCAGTAGGATGATCAGCCAGTTCTACTACAATTTTAATCCACGTACCACCAGATTCTTGAGAAATCTCATAGTGATGAATTCCATTTGGATTAGTATATTTGTTATTTACATAAGCATCAAAGTTTCGCCGACTCAAAGGCCAACCATAGTAATTATTAATGATTTGGTTGAATAAAAGAAGTACCCATGCATATTGAACATCACCATAAATTTTAAAGGCTACTACTTCAGGGCGATCACCATTTTGTACTATGTATTTACTAAAGAGAGCTCCATTGTTTTTTATCCAATCTCGCACCTTAACTCTAATTAAGATATCTTGAATTTGATTAGTAAACCCACTGCCTGTAGGATCATAAGAAGTTTTTGGAAAATTATGAAAGTACATTAGTCGTACATTCCGTAGCTGAATTCATCGAGCCGGCCGGCACCAGCATCTCGAAAAACGTCTTGCTCTCCTCCAATTACATCAGCTTCTAACATTTGACGATTGAGAAGTTCCATTTCTTTGAACTGTAGGGTAATATCAGTTTGAACAGGAGCGTGTGTATCATTATCAAAGGTAGAAAACTTATCACCACCATAAGTTACTCCAATATTAGTTAGAGCACAGTGTCCAATTTTTCCTATATGAGTATGTTCCATTTCACCATAGTAAAATCTTATTTTAAAGACAGCCGGTAGTTGATATATTCTAGTAAAATCTTGCTGCTCTTGTATAGGAGCAGATTGTATTTTGAAAAAATTAACAATTTGATTTACCACAGTCGATTCTCGTTGACTCATAGGCTTGAATGAAAAATTGAAACTAAAGTTTCTAAAGCCAGGTCCAGAATAACTAATCATAGTTTGATCAATCGCTCGTTTTCCCATTTGATATTGTGCGGCTTGGGCTATACTTTGAGCTGCGGGTGCAGTCATAAGAAAACCTGTGGCTTCAGGAGCCATACCAGAACCAGAGGTTTCATCAGCAACAGTACCGCCTATACCGAATCGTTCCGCAGCCACATTTTGCATAGCACTTACAGGTTTATCTAGAGCTCCTAAAATTGCACTTATAGAACCTCCGAACTCGCCGGCAGAAGCTGCCTCTTGTAATGTCTTTAAATCAGAACCAAAGTTACCTGCGGCTGCCGCTGCAGCAAATCCGATCGGAGCTTGATCCCATCCTTGTGCATAGGCAATATTAAGACCTGTGGGAATAGGTAAAACAACTTCTCCTAGACCACCGGGTGGACCAAATGCTGGTGCATTACCAGCTCCATTTGTCTGGCCCGCTCCTCCTCTGGCGCCTATGATTTTGTAGGCTTTAAAAACCATATGATTTTGATTCCAGGGAGCGGTTCCTAAATCTTGTGGATAAATGTATGAGTGTGATGCCATATAAGTATTTATATGGTGAAACGAAACTTTAAGAATAGAATGCCTTACAAAGGACGCTTCGCACCAGATCGTCCAGAGAAATATAAAGGCAATGCAAGGAACATTATCTATCGTTCTATGTGGGAGCGTAAGGTTATGTCATCTTTGGATCGAAATGATAATGTATTAGAATGGGCTAGTGAGGAGATTATTATTCCCTATGAGTCTCCATTTGACGGTAAGGTACACAGATATTATCCAGACTTTTGGGTAAAGGTGCGACAAGGTCAACAGGTAAAAGAGTTTATTATTGAACTAAAACCGTCTAAACAATTGAAGCCGCCTAAAGCGAACCCCAAACGTAAGACTAAAGGCTACCTTTATGAGGTACGAGAATGGGGTCGTAATAACGCTAAGTGGGAAGCAGCCAAGAAATACTGTGCGAAGAAGGATATGGATTTTCTAATTTGGACCGAGAAAGATTTAGGTTTATGATATAAATAGTACTATATGGCAAAAGATACTATTTTTAAACAGTTACGAGATGAAGCCAAAGGCCGAGAACTTTCTGTACAATGGTACAGGAGTAAGATTAGAGCTTTGGCCCCACGAATATCTGCACACCGAATGATAGAACAGGGTAAGGCAACTGTTAAACCTAACTATGGACTAATGAACTTGTTTTGGTATAAGCCGCTTCATGCAGCTAAATTGAGTTACTATGATATCTTCCCATTAGTTGTACCTTTCAAATATCATCGTAACGGTTTTACAGGCATTAACTTTCATTATCTTTCTATACCAATGCGGGTTGCATTGTTAGAAAGACTTCAAGCATTTGAACAAGATGCCGAGACTTATCGACAAGATGAATTTGGCAATCAGTTAGATAAAGAAGTGTTAGGGTTTAGATGGCAAGAAATCATTGGTATGCGTGGACTTAAGAAAACTGTGCACCGGTATCGAGCAAAATATATTTATTCTCATTTCTTAAAGATAGGATTAAATGATATGATAGTGGCATCATTGTTACCGGTAGAACGATTCTATACTGGTGATATATGGAGTGATATGCAACAGAGAGTCCTACCAAGAGAGGTGTGGATTGATTCACGGAGAGCTGAAAACTATGGCTGAGAAAATACTAGGTAGTGCTCCCGGGAGTAGCCGACCAAAAGGCAAGAGCACTTTAGATTCTTTTATAGCTTCTATAGGAGCCGGTGGATTAGCTCGACCCAATAGATATCGAGTTTACTTTAAAGGAACCGGTCCCGTAAAGGCTGCTCAATATGTTCAGATGAGAGTAAAGCCAACTTTGCGAGGACACTTTAATAGCTTTTTTGCAGGTGTGCCTGCACAGCCGGCTGATGAGTTTAATATTGGAGGAGATATAATTGAGGAACAACCCAGGCAAGAGGTAACTCAAAGTGGAGGAGAGATCGCAGGTGGAATGAGTGGTGGTGGTGGGAGTAATTTTTTGAGAAATATATCCATGTATTGTGAATCAATACAAATGCCAGGACAAAATATTAGAAGCGTAGAAGATCCATTGCGATTTGGACCTCAAAGAGAACAAGCGCAAGGAGTTACTTATGGATCAGTAAATGCTCGTTTTATTTGTAGTAGAGATTTAAGAGAAAAAATGTTTTTTGAAGCGTGGCAATCTATGATTTTTAACCATGACACATGGGAGATGAAATTCTATAAAGATTATATAGGTGGATTAAAAATCTTCCAAGAAGATAGAAAAAATAATGCAACTTATGGGATTGAATTGATGGAAGTATTTCCTAAGATTATACAACAGCAAGAATTAGGATGGAATATGAATGACGATTATCAAACAATTTCAGTTGAACTGATGTTTCATAGCTGGGAGAAGGCAAATACAGATTCTATGACGGGTCCGTAATTTAATAATACAATATTTAACAACAATGAGGTGATAATACTATGGCTTTACCAATAATCAATGCACCGATGTATGAGGTGGCAGTACCTTCAAGTAAGGAGAAAATTAACTATAGACCGTTTTTAGTCAAGGAAGAGAAAATTCTTTTGCTCGCACTAGAAGATGGTTCAGCAGGAGCTCTTAATAGGGCTCTAAAACAAATAGTCAATAATTGTACAAATGAAAAATTAGAAGTGGATAAGTTAGCGACTTTTGATTTAGAATTTATTTTTTTGAGAATCAGAGCAAAATCCGTGGGAGAGATTTCAAAGCTCAGCCTTTTGGCTGAAGATGATGGAGAAACTTATGTAGAGGTTGAAATTCCTTTAGAAGAAATTGTAGTAAATTTTCCCAAAGATCATATTAATACTATTAAACTGACTGATACTATTGGTGTTGTATTAAAGTATCCTACTTATGAAACATTAGCAGAGATGAATGATCTACCAGAAGAAATGGCAGGAGTAGAAAGAGTGTTTACATTGATGTCAAAGTGTGTAGATAGAATTTTTGATGGTGAAACGGTACATGAGAGAATAGATTTTAATGAAGAGGAGTTAGAAACTTTTTTGAATAGTTTGAGTCCACAACAGTTTGCGGATGTTCAAAAGTTTTTTGATACAATGCCTAGATTGCAACATCAAGTCAAGTTTACTAATCCTAAGACTAAAAAGAAAAATACGGTAACACTGGAGGGTCTGCAAAGTTTTTTCGCATAGCTCTTTCTCATAATACTTTAGAGAATTATATCCGTACTACTTTCTCACTAATGAAACACCATGGGTATAGTTTTTCTGATATAGAAAACATGATACCGTGGGAAAGAGAAGCGTATCTAACTTTATTGGTGCAATGGGTGAAAGAAGAAAACGAAAGGAGACGAGCACAATAAAATGCCTGATGACGATAAAAAAGAAACTCAAGTACTCGTAACAGAAAAAACATATGAGGTCGATAAGAAAGACTTTTTACATATTCAAGAAGTACAGAAGTCTTGGTACAATACGACTGCTGGGTTTATGGATACATTGAGGTTGA